TTGACCCATTCCGCCATATCCCACAGCACCATAGGTGCCAATGTGTTCCATGGCATGTCCGCGACTCTCTAACAATTTTTGCAAAATTTCGTCGCCTTGGATCAGCACAGAATCTTCTGTGGCTTCCAAGATTACTGTTTCTATCAAGTGATCTGGCGCAACTTCTATGTCAAAAGCATCACCGGCCTGAGGTTGGTCAATGGTGGTTTCTGTTTCGATAATATAGTCGCTTAAGGTTTTCATTTGGACTCGTATTGTTTGTATAGATCCCACAAGCGCCCTTCGGCTGCTTCTTTGACCTTGGTCATGGTACGTTGTGTCTGCCCGGCAATCACAGGTATTGTGGTTTGCCCCGTGGTCTTCTGTCCATCCAGTCCGTCGCTGTAAGTGTTCATCAGCGTGTCAATGTCTGCTGTTTCAGTTTCAGGGCTGTTGGCATATTCGCCTTCTGCAACACTTTCACAGGCACATTCCATCTGTCCGCAGGATTCACAAGTTTGTTCGTGATTATGATCTTGTTCCATGCCGGCCAATTTTAAAATCTGAGCCAGTTTTATTGCATCATCGTCTGTGGCGTTGACATTAAGAGTTTTCCTTCCGTCTTCGCCCACACTCATGTTGATGCTCATGCCTTCTGTGAGCATGGTTTCCAGACGTGACTTATAAGACTCTTCCAATCGACCTTCGTATACACCTTTGCCAAAGATCATGCCGCCTTTTTTGCCTTTGGGTGCTTCTGCAGATGTCGCTACTGACCCTGACACTGTGGTCTCGTCGACCTTTTCATCATGCTCAATGTCCTTGGTTACTTTTTTGCCAGCACGCTCGGCCTTGTCATCTTCGCTGCCACGTTTGTGGCCGTGGATCTTGTCTTTGACTTTTTCATCGTACTCAATGTCCTTGGCTACTTTTTTACCGGCTTTTTCAGCACGCTCGTCGCGTGTCTCTGTAGATTCTTCCTCCACCTTGCCGGCTTTTTTGGCTTTCCATGCCGTGGCATAAGCAATGCCTTTTTCTTTGTCCGTGAGTTTGCCGTCCTTGGCATAGCCTTGCTTGATGTGCTTGACCATGCGCTCGGCCTTGGCTCCTGGAGGTGCCACTTCGGCCACGGCCATCTCATCGCTGGGTCGATTGGCTGCCAAATAGTCGCGGGCTGAATCGATGTAGTCCATGGCCAGAGAGATCTTTTTCTGCACCCACTCTGGTAGGTTCTCATTGTCATCGATAATACTCTGTAGTTCTGCCGCGGCATCAATGATAGTACGACTCTGGCTCTTGGCCATTTCGCCTTCCTCGTCATACTCGTCGCGATCGTAGTCCTCTTCAAGATCGCCTTCTTTGATAGAACCTTTCTTCAAAAGCTTGCTCTTGCCAGTGGGGCCTTTGGCTCCCAAGGCACGCTTTGAACCCTTGGGACGACCTTTTTTCTTTGGTGTGTCATCATCGCGGTCATCCATGTTTTCTTCATCATCGGCTCGGCGTTCATGCTTGACACCGTGGTCGGTCTTGGTCAATGTGCCTTTAGCGGTACGGATGGTATCACCTTTCTTAGCATGTTGATCAAAATCCTCACGGTTACCGTATTCGCGCTCCATGACTTTTTCATCTGAGGTATTGCCAGTGACTTTGTATATTTTGCCGTCGACTTTGAATGTGGGTTTGCCGGCCTTGATGGCTGCCAGGCGTGCACCGGTAAAGTCATTACCTTCGCCCATGTCTGCCTCTTCGACTGATTCCTTGGCACGCAATTTGGCCAACACAGCGCCGGCCACTTTCTCGCCGCGCTCTTTGCTACCATAACGCTCGCCGGCCGACTTGGCTATCTGTGCGAATGCCTTGCCAGGTTTGCCGATGTCTCGGCCGGCTCTGGCTGCCTTGGCTGAATAATCACCAGTAGAACCTTCGTCTATTGGTACTGGAATACCAGCATTGTCGCAACCCATATAGAAATCATCACTGGCTTCGGTATCCATGCGATTGATCGCATCCAGACCTCTCGCTTCATCACCGGCAGCGAACAGTTCGGCTGCCTTAAGGAACATCTTCCTATCTACATTACTAAATGCATCACGGGCACAGCGTTTAGCGATGCTGGCCATCCTTGCGGTCTTTGATGCGGCTTCATCAACTTTTTTGGCTTGATGTGCGGCCTGGGCCATGGGCTCTTTTTTATCGCCGTCTCGGTCGAGATCCAGGAAGTCTGGTTTGGCACCTTCGGTCAATGTCTGCTTGCCAGCCACTGAGTTGAATTTGTTTAATATGTCATACATGTTGTTCATGGTTTAGCCCCGTGGATTAGCGCCAGTGGCCGGACGTGGCGGGCGCTTGATAGTGGTCATGGGACTCTTGATGCCCATGGGTAGATCGTTTGTGGTCTCAGCTGGAGGTGTCTTGCCGCCGGCGATTGTAAATTTAGCTTCTGATGCTGAGTTTTTTACTACGGCCTTGTCTTTTCCCACAGCCGCATAGTCAGCCTTGAGTGCTTTTTGTTCGGCCGAGTCAGGCGGATAAGGTGAATTCAAGAGATCTTGATTCTGATCTTCTATACCCAGCAATTCCTTGTCCATGCCTTCTGACCATTTCTTGTCAAAGGTCATCACGCGGTCATCGTTGTCTATGCCCAGCAAGCGAGCGATCTTGGTGATCTGTGCCGGGGCTGCTGGGTAGCGGAACTCCGCATCCATGATGTTCACAGGACTGTTAGGGAAGTTGGCAAAGCCCTGGGGTTTGGCCAGTATGGGTGTGCTCTTGAACGAGCCCAGCGATACTGGGTCAAATTGTTTGAGTGCATCTTTGAATTCTTTTTCAAAGCCAGCGGGCAGATCACCCACGATTTTGATACGATAATCAAAGGTTTTTTCGGTTTCAACGAGATAGTCGCGGAATGTTTTCATATCAGGATCCTATGGATATATTTAGCGTTACGACGATTTTGGTGGCGTCGCATCTTTGTGCAACAGTGTGCGCAACAGTTCATTGCGATCCAGCACATGTCCCTGTGCTGTGGGTAGGTCAGGACCGCTATCGCCGGCTTCGCGATCCATTTTGAGCTTCTTCATCTGTAACTCGATCATCTTGAGTTTTTTGTTGAGTTTGGCATTCTTGGCCGTGATAGCATGCCCTAACATCTGGCTGGCCACAGCAAAGATCTCTGATGCATAGCGGCTGTCAACGTTCATGCCCAGATCCATGAGATTGTCAAATTCTTTCTTGGCTTTGTCGGCCAGCTCGTCCATCTCACTGTCCGAGGCTTCTAACCCCCGGACTGCTGGGAGGGCGGCTTCGATCTTGTCAAGAGCAGCCAAAGTCTCTGGCACGATGGGCAGGTGCGCCTCAACGTCGTTATTCGGTTCAGCATTTGAGATGTGGTTGTCTTTGTCGTCATTGGGTAGATCAAACAATTCTTCGAGCTTGCGTGTCATCCGGTATTTACCGGTTACTTGGACCCGTTCTTGAAGATATCGTCTTCGGTAATCACGCGGAAAACCAACCCTTGCCTGCGACACCACTTGGTGGCAGCATCCCATTTGGCATAGTTCACAGCGATAGCAGCTCGATCTCGGGCAGATGCTTTGCTTTCTAACACACTCTGCTTCTTGGGTTTGATTTCTATGATTTCCGTGCAGACTTTGTTAGATTTGGTACGATACTGTATGAAAAAATCCGGCACATAGATAGTGTTCTTGCCGGTCAACGGATTCCTATAAGGAATGTTGATGCTTTCGCTGGCCCACTGAATGATGTTGTCGTTGTTGTCGCAAAAGCGCATGAATGCATGCTCCCAACCTGAACGATATCGTGGTTCACCACGCCCTACATATTTTTTACGATTACGCACAAGATATGTGCCCTGTGCAAATTTGCTCATGGCAACACGTTGCGTGCTGTCCAATAATTTGGTACCACAGGTTCAGTAATACCCAACAACGTGGTAGGACTGCGCAGTCCATTGAGATAGTATGCCAAGGTCTGGTTAAGTTCGATCTCGTCCTGTCCTTGTATCTCGTCCAGTAATGTCAGCACTGGTGTCTGTGTCTGATCAGCGATACGGAACAACACCGTGGTGAAATTCAAGGCAGCGGTCTTTGATGTGAATACCGATTCAAAAAAAGAACTCACGGCATCATACTCGTTGGCATCTACGTCCACTGCGAATTCATAAAACTCGTCAAAAATCTTGACGGTTTGATCCATCTTGGGATTGAGATTATTGACTGATCCCATTATTGTTTACCCTTGGGCGGAGTGGGAAACAATGGCGCACGCAGGGCGCTGCCTATGGTAGGTGGCTGACCGCCGTTGTTGACCGAAGCAGATCCAATGGGCTGATTGCGTATGGCGCCCGGCAATGTACTCCTGAGCACATCTTTCAACCCAGCATTGGCTTCTTCTCTGGCTATGGCCTTGAGATCCTTGCCCTTGAATGTTTGATAGGCCGTGCCGGCTTTTTGAACAGCGCCTATTACGCCAGCGAGATTGTTAGCATTGAGGTCTTGATAGATACCAATGCCGGCGTCTAACAACCCACCCTGCCCTAAGATGCTCTGTGTGCCACCTGGTCTGCTCAGCGGACTCTTAACCTGATCATAATATTGCGGATTGGCAAAGCCCTTGGCATAGGTGTCAGGTCTTGCTCGACCAATGCCGCCTTCATAATATTTTACTGTCTCATATGCTATGGTCATGCGATTTTCCATGATGCCTCCGCCTTGGGAGTAATCATATGTATCGTGCTGCCATTCAGTGATCATGGGATTGACCAAGACATAACTCACATATTTGTGTTGATTGAAACCATAGATCTGGATATCGCGAAAGAACGGTGGCTTGCCTGTGGTGCCGTCGTTGTAACTCTCGCCTACGTAACCCCAGTCGTTGACTCCGCCTACACGAGAATTCTCATAGATGTCGCGGCTGTTGTAACTGAAGCCCTGGCTCAGTGTGGCGTTGGGTCCAATGCTGCCGCTACCCTGGCTGGGCGTGCCAGCATAAGGTTGATTGGGATCTTTGTAATAATAAGCATAGTAGTTGTACCACAGATTCCGGATGAGATCTCCTCCGTCATCGTGGAAGGTACAGGTAATGGGTTGATAGTTTATTTTCTTCTGCACCAGGCGTTTGCGATTATACTGGTTCAGTGTTTCGACGTCAATCTGATATCTGGGCAGATCCACGCTTTTGACCAGGAGGCCCAAGGTAGCTGATTCGTTGTTTGTATAGATGTTCCTCAGCGCTGGTATGCTGTCATTGACCGTGAGATACACATGGAAAAGGAACTTGAGCCGCGGAGCATTTTCATAGCCCGCGGTTCTAAAGGTTTTACTTGCGTGAGTGTAGTCTTTGAGATAATCATTCCCAAAGAACGCTTTGAGGAAATCCTGCCCAAAGGCCATGGCAGGATTATCCTGTGACTACGTCGTTGACTGTTCTTGCTACCGTGGCTCCAATGCCAGTGCCCAGAGGAGTCTGGAGGGCATTGTCAAAGCGGATGCTCAGACCAATGGTCATGGGTGCTGATTCAGCATAGTTGGCATCACCATAGTCTACGTTTTGTAGATAGCAACCATACAGTTCCCATGTCTCCAAAACCTGTGGTGTGGCAGCGCCATTGCCGCCGTCCAAAACTTCAAACTTGGTCTGGAACTTGTAATCGATACCAGAGGCTGCGGAAGCTTGTTCCATGAAGTCCAACTGTTTCTGAACTTGCTCGCCAACCAGTCTTGCTACTTGTCCTGAAGCGTCGTCGCGCAGATTGCACGATACCATCTCCCAGGTGTACTTGCCGGCAAGATACAAGGTGCTGTTGTAAATCGGCAAAGTGATATCCTCGAAACCAACTTTGGGTCGCGTGAAATCCATGACCTGCTTGGTCAGTTCCGTGCGCGGAGTTGAAACGCCAAAGTTTTCAAACACCACGCGGAAGCGGTATTTGAGCTTGGGCATGAGCAGGCCTTGGTTTGGATTGCTCTGATCACTTGCCAAAGGCACCGTCATTCTTGTGAGTGATGAAACGGCCATATTATATCTCCTTGATGCAATTATTTATGGTCAGTGAGACCAAAAAAAATGGGGGTCGAAACCCCCATTTTCGCCTTTAGCGATACCGTTAGACGGCACTTGACGAGGATACTGTACCGGCAGCGATCTCACCTGTGTTCTTGATTCGCAAAGGTATGTAAATGAATTCCACTGCTTTCACTGGTTCGATAGCGATGTCAACATACAGTTCGTTGCGATCGATACGAGCCGGTGTGTTGTTGCTTTCATCACACACGATCAAGTAATCATAGACGCCACGCTTGGCTACGAGATCGATCATGAGACCGTCGATAGCGTTGGTGATTTCGTTGCGTGTGATCTGATCATTGGGCTCAAACACAAAAGTCTTGCCAATCTCTTCCAAGCGTCCACGTATGAATGCTATGAGACGAGCCACGTTGATGCGATCCAAGGCACTGGGTGTATTGGCTTCGGTCTTGTTGCCGTAGTTGGTTATACCCACACCAGGAATAAACGTGATTGGATTGATCTTGTTTTCATACAGCACATCACGCAGGCCTTGGCCTGTGGCTATGGTCACAAATTCTCCGGTCTGACCGTTGACATAACCAATGCGTTCAGCGTTGTCGATCACACCACGTCGCACACCTGCTGGAGCTAACCAGGGGAAAGCCACTTCGTCGTTGCGGATTATGGTGCGCACCATCATGTGGCTGGGCGGTTGTACTACCTGGCTGCCACCAAGATCCGTGGTCTGGCATGAAGGATAGAACACGCCAAGATATGCATCAGCAGTGACCAATCCAGATTCGCTGTCGATTGAATCGCCAGCGGTGTTGGTGGCCCAGGTCACGATGCTTTCGCCTGTGGGTTGTAGTCTCAACGGTGTGTCGCCCACGACAAAGCCAGTGTTGCTACGTTCGTTGTTTAAAGCCACCATGTTAGGTATCAATTCAGGATACTGTGGTGTGGCCAAAAGATTGAACTCAACCTGTTCTTCACGCAGGGTGTCTTGGGTATCGATGGCCGACTTCATGGCATCGACTACAAGTTTGCGCACTGCTTGACGGCCCATGTAAGGTGATCCGTTGTTACGGTTACCAGCGGCCGTGACCCAGGCATTGGTCTGCAGTGGATCCCAATAGGCGCTGGAAACACTGGGGTTGTTGCCGGTGCTGTTTTGTATACACACCCAAAGAGCGGCATTGTACAACACCCGATCACCGACCACATAGGCCGTGCTTGGCGAGTATGAATCAAAAGAGAAACTGGTGGCGTTGAAATAGTCAACCTGGAATGATTTCACGTTGAATCCTGTGCGGCGTGTGTTGAACAACAGCATGCCTTCCGGATACAGCCCAGGATCTGGCGCATCCACGTCAAGATAATTGCTGGTCAAAAGAGCAGTAATACTTGGGATAGCATCAGTGATAGGATTGGTATAGCCGTTGGTAGCCCAGCGAGCATCAGCAAACAGCACACCATTTTCCGTGGTCTGGTCGGTGTTGTCTATGGTCACCCACTGGGTCACCCCGTCCACTTCCTGCCAGCGTTTGATCACCGGATAAAGTTCAAGATTTGATGTGTCTATCCAGAGATCGCCTTCGACCAAGGCTGTTTCGTCAGTCTGCTGTGTGGGAGCCGAGGCCGACACGATAGGACCAGTAGAGTTGGTGTTCTGCAGGTTGTAACCGCGAACATCGTTAGTGACATTTTGATATCCTAACCAAGATCCATTGTTCTGGATCATGATGTCTACCTGATCCGTGGCCGAATAATACCAGTAACGACCGTCGGCTGGATCTTGGCTTGGAGCAGTGGCGCTGGCAGTATAGGTCAGCGGCACCCAGTTGCTCAGGATCAAAGCACCAGTCTGTGTGCCTGTGCCATCACGCACTCCAGTCACGGTATTGTCAAAGCCAGCTGATGCTACTGCTGTGCCTGACGTGTCATCCAACACGATCACACCGCCCAGGCTGTGTGTAAACACGATAGCGCCGTCTGAATTGACACTGGCCGAAACCGGTGCGCCTGACGGCAGGGCTGCTGACACTGCTGTTATAAAGGCAGCTGCTGTTGTGCCAGTGAATGATGCTGTGTAGGTGGAACTCAGCGTGGCCGAGTTTGCTGTACTGTACTGGATGGTAAATGTTTTGGTACCACCTGCAAACACTGGTGCTGTATCATCGCCGGTGATTATTGTAGCACCGGCTACCAGCCTTTCAAAAATTTCCAAGGTCAGCGTGTTGTTGTAGTTGCCACTGCCCGACAGTTCAGGATCCACGTTGTATTGTACATAGGTAGTACCTGCGGGGATGTTTTTACCACCACCTGTGGGATCGAGATTCTTGTTGGCAGTTTGATCGTTTTCATAGATCGGTGCGCTTTGATTTACAAAGAGACCAAGCGCGGCGCTGAATTTCTTAACAATGATGTCAGCACCTTGATTCACTGCCGTGGTCATGTTCCATACTGATCCTGTGGGATGACCACCTTCGGTATCGGTAGTTCTCCAGCGTGGAACTGTGTAGTTTGGACTCTGTTGTAATGCTGGAGCCAGGTAAGTGGTCGCAGTTACACCCAACGTGGTCAGCAAACCCGCTGTGCTTTCTGGTGCGATGTTGATGATGCCGCCACCTGCTGTGGAAGCGTCGCTGGTGGCTTCACTATCAGCATACAACCATAGTTTGTTGCTGGTGCGTGTGAGATTGGTTTCAGCAGTGACACCGGTTATAGCCGCAGAATTGATCTGTGCAACCAGGCTGGCCAAGGTCTGTCCAGACAGCGTGATTTCTGTACCGTTGATGGTGATCTTGTTGCCAACGGTCAAAGCATTGCCTGTGACAGTGTTGGCGCCTTGCACTGTGGGCCATGAGTTTTTCCAAGCGTCTGTGCCTACTTCGACCCAGGTGTTGTCTTGATTTTTGTAATACACAGGATTGAACGCATTGGTTGCAACCACGGCGTAATCGCCGATGCTGCCAATGTCAGCACTGGGTACACCGGCTGTGAGATCACCTGTGTCGGTAATCACGATTGGAGTCTGCACGGTGAACTCACCCGTAGTCTGATTCCACTGGAAAATACCCCAGGCTGTGGATGTGGTATCCAACCAATATGTGCCATCAGCCGGCGAACCAGTGGGTCTTACCAGGCTGGCTGTGAGTTCGGCCAAATCTATGTCAGCACGCTGTACATACGCACGATTGCTTATGCCCAGTGCTGAGTATGCTGCCAACAATCCGTATTCGTTGAGTTCGTATCCGTTGATTGGTGTGCCCGCGGATGTCTTGTAAAAGAACGGTACGCCAAACGTGGCGCTCAAATCGCGCTGGCTGGTTATGAGATATACTTTGCCTGCATTGGCAGCCAGTGTGCCTGCGGCTACGCCTACACCCGCGCCAGAGATTTTGTTCTGCGCTGTAGCGATGAGAAAATATGGGACCGAGTTGGTCGCGGCTGGAATATAGTTAGACTCGTCAATGACGGTAACTTCTACGCCGGGGGATACAAGTGCCATAGTGTTATCCTTATAAATGGTTATCAATATTTATTGGCTGAACCAAAAACAAGCCGTTTACAGGAGCCTTAATTAAGGTCTACGTCGTAAATACCCGTATGAGACCCTTGTGCCAAGTATGTAATAAAAATCTCGCCGCCATCAACGGCTATCACAATGACAAGATTTACTATCGCCGGGTGTGCGGTTCCTGTGGCCGCAAGGGCAGGAAAATCAAGCCTGTGGAACCAAGATGGCGAGCATCAGGTTACAAAAAGAAAAATACTTGCGATCGCTGTGGGTTCAAAGCCAGGCACAGTAGCCAACTCATGGTGTATCATGTCAATGGCGATCTCAATGACTGCGAACTGCGCAATCTTAAAACTGTGTGTTTGAACTGTGCCGCACTGATTACGCGGCAAGATCTGCCTTGGCGGGCCGGAGATCTCGAACCAGACCGTTGATCTGGGCATACAAATCATCAAGACTGCTGTTGTTGTCTATCACATGATCAAACTGCGTGCCAATCCAGGCAGTTTCACTGGCATGCACACCAAAATTCTGCAGGGCGAGTTGGGCGAAATCTGTGCCAAGATTTGCCTGTTCTGCCAAAGCATACCACTCGGGCTCGGGTCCACGTATCACGCGGATCACATGCCCGCCTTGCTGTCTTATAGCCCTTATTTCGTTGGGGAAACGGCAGTCTGAAATAACGATGTCATCCGTGGTCTTGCGTAGTTTGTTTTCAAGACTGGCTATCCATACATCATCATGGAATCCTTGTCTGCACACTTCAGTGCCCCAGTACTGTAGCACCCAGCGTGGAGTGATAGGGCGGCCCAGGCGATCGCTCCACCATTCATCTGGCTGCTCGCGCCATTCACGGCTGCTACGTGTGCGGCCTTCCAACATGTCTCTGTCCCAGCCAAACACAGAGGCCACAGCATCTTTTAGCGTGGCAGCAAAGCTATCTCTGCGGAACTCGTGTATGTTCACGAGATAATCTGCTATGGTGTCTTTACCTGCACCAATCAACCCACATACTCCAATTATCATGCTAACTCCTTGACACGTAAGTATTCCAGACTGTCCCAAAGCAGATTTATTTGCCGTCGACAGTCTTCCAAGGCATGGTGGCTGGCCGGATATTTTTGTAGATTTGGCACAAGGCTGAACAAGGTCCTGCTGTCACGCACAGAGAAGAATTTCCAAGGCAACGGCATGCCCAGGCTTTTGTAAGCATGTTCCAAGATGTTCATGTCGTAGGTTGGGCCCTGGGCCCAAACATGCCTGGCGTGCCATGCGATGCGATGGAGACCTTCCAAGGCTTCACGCAAGGGTATGCGATCGTCCTCACCAAAAGCTTCTTCACGTATGGCTTCGGGTTGCGTAGCCCACCAAGCCAGAGTTTCGGGATCTATGGCCCGATCTTCCTGACTTTCCAGTGTGACGCGGGCATAAAATTCTCGCCCAAAAAGTCCTCGCTCCAAGGGACTGAATTCCTGGGCGGCTATGGTGAGTATGGTGGTATCGGGCGTGGTAGCCAGTCCTTCGATGTCTATCATTAGATCCATGCAGTGATTATAACAGAGATCTTGACAGGAATCAACTCTTTAGGTCTATGTCAAAGGCCTGTTGGATCCATTGTATCATGCAATCAAACACAGGATGGAATCCGTCTTCCAATCGCCCTTGGGCCAAGGCATATTCATAGGGCGGCGTCATTTTGGTAAATTTTTGCCAATCAATCATGCGCACCCAGGGCGACGATCGATCTATCTTGCCACATCCGGGTTCAATTTTATCATCAATGTAACGCTTGTCTATGTCATAGATGAATGACATGTCATATGGTATGTTCTGTGCTGTCAAAAAATTCTGTGCTGAAAGAACAGCCAGCACAGTAAGGTCCGTGAGATATCTGGCACTTGACCCAAGATATTGATTGTAGAAAAAATCACGCATGAATTTTGGGCACTGATCGCTGGTACCGCTGAGACAGAATCCGCCGCTGTGATACCACACCGTTTCACCGGTACGGGTCCAATAAGGGTAGGCTGGATATCCCATTTTGTCCACGGGCTGGACTTCATGCAACGCCCTGCCAATGGGAAAGTCCAGCCTGTTGATGCCGGACCAGATGGCTACGACTCTGTCAAATTTTTCCTGACTGCATTGATCAATGATCCTGGCCGCGATGCTTTGATTGCCAGCACCACTGGTGCCAAGTAGCAAAAAACGATCTGTGTTGATTCGTTGGTGTGGCTGGGGATGTTTGAGTGCGATGTTTTCTACAAAACTACAGCCCACTATCAGTGTGCGACCCACTGTCAGCCTATAACAAAAGTCAAGGGCTGGCTGCCGTCTACGTAGAGTTTGAGTTCTTCTATGCTCTTGTCAATCTGGGTCTGGCCTTCGGCCTTCATGGCCGTGCCGTTGAGAGTACCGGGGCCCTGTGGTCCGGCAATGGTGCCAAACTTTTCACGGGCTTCGCCGATGATGATCTTGGCTGCTCCTACCATGCAGTCACGGAACCACTGTGCGATCTGATAGTTGGCCAACAGGCTGATTTCGGGTTTGAGATTATAAGTCCATAGCAGGACCACTTCACCGGTGCCACGCGGGTCACGTATCAGTTGCAGTTTTTTGCTCACAGGATCAAAGGTGTAGTTGATATATCCACCAAACATGCGAGCCGCTAACTCTACGTACTGCTGATAGTAATCGTAAGTGGCCATGCCGCCCGTGGCCTGATTGAAGTTGAGGAGATACACGTTTAAAGTGGCCTGCCCAAAAGGGTCAAAACTATAGCCACCAACACCGGTGCCAAGACCAATGGTACGCCGGAATATCTGTCTCACACTGATCACTTCTTGCGGCAAGATGTATTCATTCTTGTTGCTGACCAACTCCATGAAAGAGTAGGATTCTTCATAGGCGTTTTGTGCCCGCTGGCGATAGATACCCAGGGTGCGCTGGTACGCGGCTTCATAATGGCTGGGATCAAGTTCGATATCTATGATCTGATCAGCCAACTGCAATTGCACATACTCTATGAGTTGGCGTTTCAGTGGATCAAGTGATGAATCTGGCATCTGGGGCTCCTTGCCCAGATATTTAGCGCACTTTCAGCAGTATCAAGTTCTCGTTGCCACGTCCGTTGAACTTGACTTCTGTGGACTTGATCTCTTTGAAATACTTGCGATGCTGTGCCACTCCGCCCTGTAACAAGGCTTTGATCTGCTCAGCAGGTTTGCGCAGTGTTTTCTGCACAGAGTTGGTAGGATCAAATCCAATGAGATTGTTGTTTTTCACGGTGAAGGTACCAGCATGGGTGTCTGCTACCACATAGATCAATTTGCGCTTCTTGGTATCATACAGCCAGGCTTCCTGGGATTCGATCAGGCCAGTGACCGGAACCGATGTCAGTTTGAGTTCAGCAAATTCCCTCAGATACTTGAATTTAGACGTCAATTTTTCCGGGCTCACGGCCTTTTTCTTGCGTGGCTTGCGTTCAACTTTCTTGATCTGCACATAGCTGCCGCAGTCTGCGATGACCTGCTCTGCGAACTTCACAAGATTCTTGACCTGCAACTTGCCAAAATTTCCATAGCCCTCAACCAACTGTGCATCTTTGCCTGCCACTACCTGTTCTAACTCATCCAGGCGTGATTTCCATTGATTGGCAATTTCTCCCACCATCTGTGGTGCTACATTCATGCCACGCAATATGGTTATGGGTTTAAAGTCTGCGGACATCTTGGCGCCGGCTACGATCAAGTCATCAAACATACCTTCAATCTCGCCCGCGGCTTCGATCATTTTTTCTCTCAAGCGATCCTGGATGTTAGGCCGAGCAGGTGCATCGGGTTCCGCAGCCTTGATAACTTCCTTTATGGCACGCACTGTGCGCAGGTGCTCGGTGATTGCTGTATCGACTGCCAAGAGTTCATGTTCATTCAAATCCAATCCCATGGTATTCATGCGGCACAACCACCCAATTTGGTTGCGTATGGTAGACTCTGGCACGCGACCGAAGTCCTTGGCATCCCGCTGGCGATCGTTGCGGATCAACCAGTCAATGATCAGTTCCTTGACTGTTTTCTTATCATAGTGATAATTGTACCAAGTAAAAGCGGCAATCAAGGACGAGGCACGCGAGTCGCCTTCTGGTTGTAGGCGCCATTCGGGCTCACCACCGGTGTATTTGGTGTCTGCTGATTTTGGGTTAAGTGGTCGGGGTGCTTTGATTGCTACAGCGTTCATTTGGGCTCCTTGTCCATTAGTTTAGCCAACAAAATATGTCCTTCAAAATTCTTCATGGCATCTTCGGCCTGTGCCATCAAGTCATTGAACAATGGCGAACCTTGCCCACGACGCCGACAGTTCACCCATTCAGCATCGGCCAGCCGCAGTTTGTCGTACACGGCCCTGTGCATGCGCCAGAGATCTTTCATGCCAAAAGCCATGCCCAGCGTGTTTTTATGGGCACGATCCAAACGGGCGTGCAGGCGTTGCCAATCTTCTATGTCCATTTTAAGTATTTTAGCACATGTGCCATTTTGGGTCAACCAGCCTATAAATACACTACTATGCCCAGATTAAGCCTTTGGCGCCCAAATCGCACCAACGATTATCGTTTTTTTGACCGCACCATTTCAGAGATGTACACAGTGGGCGGATTGGATATCTATGTCCACAAGTACCTTGGACCAAAAACCGGCACCGGCGACTCAGCCGAATCTGGCAACTATGATCCTACCCAACCAAATTACACTTTTGAAGATCCGTTGTTCATTCAAGACATATTGTTAGGCGAAAATCGTGATCGAGCCTATGACCCCGACGTGTATCGCATGCGTGGAGTATATCGTGTGCAGGACATTGACTTTGATCTCACACAGTTTGGTCTGTTCCTCAACAACGACACGCTGTTTATAACCTTCCACTACAACGACATGATCGATACCATCGGCCGCAAACTCATGGCCGGTGACGTGTTAGAAGTGCCCAATCTCAAAGATTGGAATCCTCTGAATCCTGCTATATTGCCATTGCCAAGATTCTATGTGATCCAAGATGCGGCCTTTGCTTCAGAAGGCTTTGCCATGGAATGGTTGCCCCATACCTGGCGAGTCAAAGCCACACCACTGGTCAACAGCCAAGAATACAGTGACATCGTCAAGCAGTGTCACGACAATGATCAGATCTGGGATCCGGGTAATTTCTATCCTCTGGGCTCCGTGGTGCTTTACGGTGACCAACACTATATCAGCATCCAGAACGTGCCAGTGGGCACAGAAATCACAGACACTGCGTATTGGACACAGCGCGATTGCACCAAACTGGAAGATGTGTCTACCAGCCGACCCAAGGATCTCGAAATCAATGACGCCATCCTGGCTGCTGCCGAGTTGGAAGTTCCGCTCAGTGGCTATGACACAGTAAAGTTTTACATATTCCCAACCAATCCCGACGGTACTCCAGCAGATCCTGCTGGTATCACTGTAGACAACAACAACATCGATGTAGACTCTACAAATGTAAACTCGGCCGATGGTCCGCAGACACCCAGAGCCGATGGTTACACCATGGGTTATCTCACCGGTGATGGTATCGCGCCCAATGGTCTACCAGTGACACCTGGCGTAAGTTTTCCTGTGAATCCTGCCGAAGGCGACTACGCCCTACGTTTGGATTACTTCCCCAATCGCCTGTTCCGTTTCAACGGTCGCGCTTGGATCAAGATTGAAGAAAAAGTGCGTACCGATCTTACCAATGGTCCGGCCAACAATACCTTGCGGTCCAGTTTTGTCAACAATACATACACAGTGCCAACCACGGATTTGGGCAACATACCAAGTCGCCAGAGCCTCAGCGAACTGCTCAAGCCCAGAGCAGACAATGGTGACAACGGTGGCTTTTATCCGCCCAACCCCCGACCTGGCACTCAGCCTGGCCAACCCAACGACGAAGATTGATCATGCAACAATTTTTTTACGACGAGCAGATACGAAGATTCCTCCTGCAGTTTACCAGGATTTTTTCCAACTTCCAAGTCATGTACGGCGCCCAGGGCTCAGAAAACGAAAGCCTGGTGCGTGTGCCAGTGCGTTATGGCGACTGGAGCCGGCAAGCTCAGACCGTGGTACAACAGAATTCCAGCAGTTTCATGCCTTCGGCACCGCTGATAACTTTTTATATCACGGGCATGGAATATGACCGGCCTCGCATGCAAGAGCCCTATCATGTGAACAAGGTGCAGGTACGCCAGCGCACCTATGATCCAGCCACGGAAGAATACGAAACCACACAGGGCAATGCCTTTAGTATAGAACGGCTGATGCCGGTACCTTATCGCATGACCCTTACTACGGACATCTGGACCTCCAACACCAATCAGAAATTC